CACACCCTCAGTTCTCAGGACTTATACTACGACACACGACAGAAGAATTACGAGAGTTAATCTGGAAGTCTCAGGAGTTATACCCTAAGATAATTCCAGGCATTAAGTGGTCAGAGCGTAAGATGACATGGACGGCTCCGTCAGGTGGAAGACTTTGGTTTTCCTACTTAGACAAGGATGATGACGTATCACGTTACCAAGGTCTATCCTTTTCTTGGGTAGGGTTTGATGAACTTACACAGTGGGGTACATCCTACGCATGGGATTACCTACGATCACGTTTACGTAGTACTGCACCCGAACTTCCGATTTACATGAGAGCATCCACAAACCCAGGAGGTCGTGGACATGCTTGGGTAAAGAAGATGTTCATTGACCCTGCTCCATATGGGGAAGCCTTTGATGCTACTGATTCAGAGACAGGTCACCCGATGGTGTATCCACTAGGTCACTCCAAGGAAGGACAAGCACTATTCCGTAGGAAGTTTATTCCTGCAAAGCTATCCGATAATCCTTACTTGACTGAGACAGGCGACTATGAAGCAAACTTACTTTCGTTACCAGAGCAACAGCGTAGACAACTATTGGAAGGGGATTGGGACATTGCAGAAGGTGCAGCTTTCCCTGAGTTTAATCGGGCTATACATGTGGTGGAATCGTTTGAAATACCCCGTAACTGGACTAAATTCCGTTGTGGAGACTATGGCTATGGCTCTTACTCCGCAATTGTTTGGTGTGCTGTAGCACCTAACGAGCAGTTAATTGTTTACAGAGAGATGTATGTATCGAAGGTATTAGCTGAGGACTTGGCTGATATGATACTTAAAGCAGAGCAAGGTGACGGCCCTATACAGTATGGGGTGCTAGACTCTTCCTGCTGGCATAAACGTGGTGACACTGGCCCTAGTATAGCTGAACGTATGGTTGTTAAGGGTTGTAGGTGGAGGCCATCAGATAGATCCAAGGGTACGAGAGTATCAGGCAAGAACGAAATGCACAGACGCTTACAGGTAGACGAGTTCACTGAAGAGCCTCGTATGATTATATTCAATACCTGTAATCACCTTATCTCTCAGCTACCGACTATACCTTTAGATAAAAAGAATGCTGAAGATATAGACACGAATTATGCACACGATCATTTATACGATGCACTTAGGTACGGGATTATGTCTCGTCCTAGATTTGGTATATTTGATTATGATCCTGCAACAGCAAGACCCAACAGTCAGTACTTAGCAGACCCAGTGATGGGCTATTAACTTAACATTTTGTGAGTAACAAATGGCAGAAGAACAAATCCCAGAACTAAGCACCGCAACTGCAGCATTAGAAGATGTCTCTGAATCTACTGATGAAAAGCTATACGTTAGCCGCTTAGTCGATATAGTAAACGAGCGTTTTACAAAAGCTGAAACTTCACGTAGGCAGTACGAAGAACAGTGGCTGCGTAACTACAAGAATTATCGTGGTGTGTACAGTGAGTCTGTTAAGTTCACCGAAGCTGAGAAGTCTCGCGTATTCATCAAAGTAACTAAGACAAAGGTACTAGCTGCCTATGGTCAGATTACTGATGTACTATTCAGTGCAGGTCGCTTTCCTTTATCTGTAGATCCTACTGTGTTGCCTGAGGGTATCGTAGGTGATGTACACTATGATCCTATGAGTTCAGACACAGAAGGTTCAGAAGAAGAATCTCCGTATGGATTTGATGGGGATGGTAAAGACTTACCTGCTGGCTCTACGGAGGCTTCTCTTAAACTAGGCCCAATGGAGGCTAAGTTAGAGGGCAAGGATCTTAAAGAAGGTATGGGAGGATCTCCTACCTCAGTTAACTACAACCCTGCCATGCTTGCTGCAAAGCGTATGGAGAAGAAGATACACGATCAGCTAGACGAGTCAGAGGCAACTAAGCAACTACGCTCTGCTGCATTTGAGATGCCGTTGTTTGGCACAGGTATCATGAAAGGGCCAATGGCTGTAGACAAAGAGTATCCTGATTGGGATGCGGAAGGTAACTACATTCCAGTGACTAAGACTGTGCCTAAGGTATCTTACGTATCTGTGTGGGACTTCTATCCAGATCCTGATGCTGCTTCTATCACAGATTGTCAGTACTCTATTCAACGTCATAAGCTTAATCGCAGTCAGCTACGTGAACTTAAGCGCAGACCTTTTTTTCGTAAGGATGTTATTGAAGATGTTATCATCCAAGGTGAAAGCTACGCTAAGAAGTACTGGGAGGATGATCTACAGGATTATCAAACAGACTCAGGTGTGGATCGCTTTGAAGTACTAGAGTACTGGGGCGTGATGGACATGAAGACTATTGAAGAGCATGACATTGAGATACCAGAAGAGTTAGAGTCTGCTGATGAATTGCAGGTTAACATCTGGATTTGTAATGATCGTGTAATTCGTTCAGTGCTTAATCCATTCAAGCCAGTACGTCTGCCTTACTACGCTGTGCCGTATGAGCATAACCCATACTCACTGTTCGGTATTGCACTGGCAGAGAACATGGACGATACACAGACTCTTATGAATGGTTTCATGCGTATGGCTGTGGATAACGCTGTGCTATCAGGTAACTTAATCTTTGAAGTTGACGAGACTAACCTAGTTCCTGGCCAAGACATGCAGCTATATCCAGGAAAAGTATTCCGTAGGCAAGGCGGTGCGCCAGGCCAAGCATTGTTTGGTACTAAGTATCCTAACGTGTCGGGTGAGAACTTACAGCTATTTGATAAGGCACGACAGCTTGCAGACGAGTCTACAGGCTTACCTTCTTTCTCTCACGGACAGACAGGTGTGTCAGGCGTAGGTCGTACTAGTTCTGGTATCAGCATGTTGATGAATGCTGCTGCTGGTGGTATCAAGACTGTTATCAAGAACATTGATGACTACATGCTAGGCCCAATGGGTAGGAACTTCTTTCACTTTAATATGCAGTTTGACTTTGATAAGTCTATCCGTGGTGACTTAGAAGTTAAGGCCCGTGGCACAGAGTCTCTCATGGCTAATGAAGTACGTAGTCAACGCTTACTACAGTTCCTACAGGTGGGTGCTAATCCTAACTTGGCACCTTGGATGAAGTCTCAGTATATTATTCGGGAGATTGCTAAGTCAATGGAACTAGATCCTGATAAGGTGACTAACAACATTGAAGAAGCACAAGAGCAAGCTATGGTAATGCAGAAGCAACAGGCTGAAGCACAAGCACAAGCTGGCCCTGCACAAGGCGCACCACAACCATCTGATCCTACGGGAGCAGGTAATGGAAACATAGGAATGGGTCAAGTACCAACTCCTGATGAACAAGGATTTAGTGGTAATGAACCTCAAGCCCCTCAACCTCCTATGCAGTAACAAAGATGCCTATGAGACATTCACAGAATACTTGGATGTACTCATAGAGCAACAACACCGAAAGATGGAACAAACTACTAACACACAGGAAATGTTTCAGTCGCAAGGTGCCATCCAGCAATTAAGATCATTGAAGTATTTACGAGAGAGAGTTAACGATGAGAATTAAGTATCGCAGTGGTTACGCAGAAGGCGGTTTTTTAGACGATGGTGCTAGTGTAGATCCTATATCAGGCAATGAAGTGCCTACAGGTTCTCTTGCAGAAGAGGTACGAGATGATGTGCCAGCACAGCTAAGTGAAGGTGAGTTTGTCGTTCCTGCTGATGTTGTACGATACATTGGTTTAGAAAAGCTTATGCAGATGCGTGACCAAGCTAAGTCGGGTCTAGCTGAGATGGAGCAAGAAGGACAGATGGGTGGCTCTCCAGCACCTGCACCTGAGATGCAAATGCAACCAGAGATGTCAGGTGGTATGGAAGACATTGATATAGATTCTATGATTGATGGTATGGAAGATAGTGGGGTTCAGCAGTTTAATACTGGTGGCTTTGTACAGCGTGAAGATGGTAGTTGGGCATACAGTGATGCAGAGGAAGACTCTGGTGATATTAACTATGCTGATATTATGGGAAGTAACTTTGGAACTGTTCCTACTACAGAGACAATGACGTATATCAATGCAGACGGGCATAAAATTTATATTCCTGTTATTGATGGTGAGCCAGCTTATGCTGCGCCAGAAGGATACACGTTAGTAGCGGCAGAGGAAGAAGTGCCAGAAGATCCTGCTACAGATCCAGAAGCTCAGTTAGATGCTGCGTATAGACCTAGTACAACAGACTCTCCTAGTAGAGACTTTGTTCAGAGTGGGGATAGGGAACGTCAAGAAGCAGAAATTGTTTCTTCAGATAGGTTAGGTCGAGATCGTTTACAGAATCTAAAGTCACAAGCTAAGTCTAATATGACACAAGATGAAGTAGATGGTATTTGGAATCAAATGACTCAGCAAGAAAAGTCAATCTACGAAGATCGGATGAAAGACCCTGGCTTTTTAGATGGCATTATGACAGAAGGTATGGCACCTGTAGATCGTATGTTTGCAGCAGTACAAACTGCTAACGCTATAAATACTAGAACAGGTCTGTCATTAAATAAAAGTCAAACCAGCACTTACTCTGACGAGCCTGTTGATCTTAAGAAGATGGCTAAGGTTATTGGCAGTGCATTATTTGGGGGCATTCCAGGCTTTCTTACAGCAGCTAAAGTAGGAGAGTTAGGAATAGACAGTGATGAAGTACTAGCTGCCGCCAAGGAATTTGTACTGTCGGGTATTGGTCAAGGGTCAGGTCGTAAAGGAGATAATAGTAT